GGGCTACTCGCTACGTCTGCCTTTGCATTTCAGCTAACTGGTCAGCATCCGCTTTTGCCCCTAAGAGGAATATTATTTTGGGGTATGCCCGCCACCCTGTTTGCCGTTTTCTCTGGCGGCGCGTACTTTAGCTTCTGAGTTAGATTTACCGCCTTTTGATCCCATTGCTTTACCAGCCGAAGATAAGTTGGTGTATTTAATTGCGCCTGAATCGTTTTTGATTGGTTTGTTCATATTTAACTCCATAAAATATTCAGCCCAAGCGTTTGGGGGTGTATTCTAGCCCAAGCGTTTCGGTCTACCACCTAGTTTACCATTGAGTTTACTGCTGATGCGCTTTGCTTCTGAAGATATTAAGCCGCCTTTACGCCCGCGTTCTTGTTGATTTACCAATTGTTTTTCATGTTCTTGTGCTGTCCATTTAAAGCCTGTGCGCCCTGCCCCACCTTTGGTTAAATTGATGATAGGGTGTTTCATATCTTTAAAGCAAGCTATTAGCAATTGCTCATGGCTTTCAGCTTCTTCTTTAGTGTTCCAATTAGCTACAGCTTCAGCAAACCATTCTTTATTTTCAATAGCGGCGTACCAATGAGGTTGGTGGAGGCGTTGTTTGCTAGTCATGCGTGATTTATTTTTGCTCATACCGACATAAAACACTTGCCCCGTATCTTGATAACGATGGATATAGGTATAAAACATCATGCGCTCCGCTTCATGTCTAACACCACAGCTTTTGGCTCAGGTGGTAGCTCAATCATACGCCGTAATTCAGATTTACTAAAGCTACGCACCGCATCTGGTGACGCAAACACCCGCTTCTTATTGCTAGTATCTGCCGCGCCCAGCCTACCACAATCAATCCAACCTGCTTCTTTAAGCGCATGAAGCAAAGCGCTTTGGGGTACTTTATTACGCCCCATGCCCATCAAATCAGCAATACGATCACAGATAGGATGCAAGGGGCTACCAATCGCACCGCGCGCAAAGTCACCTGTACGAGATTTAATCATTTCAACAATGGTGGACTCTAGGCTACTCATGCCTGACTCTAAAAGATTCATCTTAAATTCAGTCATTTCGGGGGCAGAGCCGGGGTTGAATTTAGATACATCACGGGCGTAAAGCCAACTAGCAATATGTTCAAAGTTCCCTGCCCTATACCAGTTGTATAGCTCAAGACCTGAGCCTACCCTAATCTTTTCCATCGCTTGCGCTTCAGAACTAATGCAGAACCAGCGCCGATCTTGGGAAGATAAAGAGATAGGAATCTGCTCATTGGAAAAAGCCAATACGAATAGCCTGTTAGCCATTTTGTATGGATCTTTGCCTTTACGATTAATGTCCAGCATATCTGGCGGGGCGGCAATGATAGGCTTTAGCTTGTTAGCTAATGCTCTACGGGTAGCTGAATCTGGTTCTTTTAATTCATTGAGAATCAATATCTCTGACTCTAAATGGTAAGTGAACTGGGACTGAAGTTTATCACTATCAACTACGCAAAGATTCTTGGAATCTGCACCACAGACTGACCATACAAAAGGCATCCACATTAAATCCTTGCCGCAACCCTCATCGCCAACGTGCAGAACGGCATGATTGATCTTAATCTTTGGGTTTTGGAGTTTGAACGCCATAATATCCCAAAGGTGATCGAGTTCCTTTTGGTTTGGTACAAGCGTATGGCAATGGTTAAGCCAAAGGCTAATATTGCCACCCTTTGAACGGATAACAGGGCGAGCATTAACCCACCGATTACCATGCAATTCACCCATGCTAGACACTAAGGCGCTATCACCGGCGGCGTAGGTTAAACCTCTCAAAGCAACAGCATTGTGAGCTACGCGATTCTCATCATAGCAATTAGCCGCTTCAAGCTTGCGCCCATTATGGATAGACTTGCAAGAGATATGGCGATAAAGCGCATTGAAAGTGCCACGGGAAATATCGTTACGCGCAAGCAAATCGAAGTAAGAATCATCGGACTGAACATAGGCGAATCTGTCATACCAATCTTCCTTTTCTAGCCTACCCAACTCTTTACGCTCGATCTCGGCAAGCTGATCTTCGGGCGTAACTGTGAATAGATTAAAAGGCTCAATCTTTTTGAGCGCTATTGAAAGCGCGCTAGATAATAGTTCAGACCGCACACCGGGTTCATGTCTAGGCGCGCCGTTATCAGCCGCCCAAGATAGAAATGCTTTAGAACCGAAGTCTTGGCAATGCTCATGCCAACAGCAGTAAGCTCGATTGAGAGGGTGATAGCGCCCCATTGGATTGCCATCGCTATGCTCGGCGGAGTTCGGGCAAACTACCCCATACCAACCAGATTGATTACCTTCTTCAAGAATGAGATTGTTATCGTCAAGCCATTGAAGTATGTCGTCGTCCCCATCATCTATTAAAGAGATAGGGCGAACAAAAGCAGTATCGGCTTGCTCAGGGTTTACCCCTAAAGCTTTACAGATTTGGTCAAGATTAAACTCACGATCCACATGGAACTCTAAAAGTTTTGCTTCAAAGAAATTTTTACCTTCTTTTAAGTTAACAGAACCGGGTACTCTGACATTACGCACCGCATTAGTAGCGCCGCCATCGGTATAGCCCGCCGCGGCAATCGCTTTAATAGCGGCGGTGAATTCACCCTTAGTAGGCTGGTGATCGAAGTCAAAAACATAGCCCCATTGTTGATTACCCGGCGATGTTTCCAGCTTCCAAGTTGGCTCTAATGGTGGCACTTTAGATTTAGTGCCAATATCATCTAACATCAGAAATAAAGTGTGTTCACAATTGGCATTAGAAGCCGACATTTTGCCGTCTTTAAAACGATTGATAATAAAACTGCCAGTATTAACGTAATGAGAACCATTAGGCTTGTAGCGTTCAGGCAACATCGGAATCCAAGTATATTTTGGTGTCCCGTCGCCATGCAAAGCGTGTTCACCATTGGACATGACAGGTTTTTGCTTAACCACCAAAAGAGTTTCACCCTCAGCAGGTAGTTTTGCTAAAAAGTCAATGAATTCGTTTGGTGATATAATTTTTTCAGCCATTATCTTGTCCTCTAGCTTGATTATTGGTTAGAAAGCCTAAACCTTTTTACGAGGGTTTAGGCTTTTGGTTTATTAGTTTACTACTTTTCAGACGTGTTTCCATGAGTGTTTATACCAAACGCCGTGAATTGTATGGACAGATACGCCAAACTGTTTTGCTAGATTAGGAGCGGACATATTCTTTTTTCGTATCTCTATAACTGCATTGCGATTTAATATTCTGCCTTCTTTATTCATTCTACGCTCATCATTTACATTTTCAGCGGGTGTACCATATCTTAAATTTGAATAATGGTTATTGCATTTATTCCCATCCCAATGTAGAACGTGTAACCCAATAGGACATTCACCTAAAAAAGCCCTAGCTACTAAGCGATGTACCCCAATTTGAGGACGCGCTGTTCCGTTTGTTAACGTAACACAGACATAACCATTATTTTTAGTAACTAAAGCCAAATTTTTACCTTTTCGCAAAGCCGTTTTACCGCCTTTTGCGCCGACTTTCATGTCTTTAGATCGAACATCCCCAAATTCGCTTACTTCATATCGATCCCACTCAGGAATAGTTTTCCATTTCATTTGCCGTACCTTTGCATTATTTTTATTTCAACATCTAAGGGCAACTCTTTCCCCCAAACAGGTGCAGCGCACATAATTTCATTTAATCTATTTTTTACTTGCTCCGCATCATTTATGTCACATTCTACCACTATTTCATCGTGACAATGCAATATTACATCTAATTTTTCTTCGTTGCAAAATCGTAAAGAATTACGCAATATGTCATTAGCAACAGCCTGAGTAATATTTTCGCAAGCCAACCCTTTCCAGAGTCTAGCTCTAGCCCATTCAGTATCGAGGGCGGCGGGTTTCCACGCGGCTTTAGCGTAAGTTACCCCCTCCTGATCTAGTCTGGCATAGGGATAGCATAGCACTCTGCCGCTGGGTAAAGCATACCAAAGGTGCAAGCCATCAAATAAATACGTTACGCGCCCAGCACTAAACTCATGCCCTATGTTTCGCATGGCTCTGGTGTACGCCGTTTCTAGTTCTTGCCAATATTGAACAGCCCATTGATTAGCTCTACGCCAAGCATCAACAGTCTTACGAGCATCAGACTCAGGAAGAATAACGCCGTAGTTGCGACCCATAGCCGCAAAAGCCCCAATGCCGCCACCATAGCCGCAAGCAAGAATAGCAACTTTCCCTAGCTGTCTACGATCAGGCGTAACTTCAGCCTCATCGCAACGAAAAATCCCTGCGGCTTCGCGGATATAAATGTCTTTCCCTGCTCTAAATACATCAAGTACTTCTTCAGCTTGCGGTTTGTTAGATAACCAAGGATTGCAACGGGCTTCAATACCTGCCCAATCTGCTACGACTAGGTATTTACCCTTAGCAGGAATAATTGCAGGGCGTAACATTCCTTTAAGTACATCGGTTACGCGTTTACCATGTTGCGGCACAATATCGCTACCCTTTACCATATCGTTACGCACTTGCTCAGGATGTTTGGCGCATTTGCGGGTGAAATTGTGAACTTGTAGCCCCATGCTAGACGCCCTACCTGTAGCGCTACCACCATTAAACATAAACGCGCCTCGGACTCTGTGATCTTCTTCATCAGCTAAGTTCACCATGCGTTGGAACTTAGCTACTGAGGATGCCCATAAATCATCAGCACATTGAATTACATCCGCAACATGAGGTGGCACTTGATCGGGATTCTCATCAGCAAAGATAAGTAAAGAGTTACGCACATTCTTATCAATGGAATACTTTTTACGTCCTTCTTTATATGACTCCATTAGCTTTAAAGCTTCATCACCTACTCTGGATTGCACCCACTCGCGCATCTTGGGCGAGCGTACTGAGGTGATCTCACCTTCAGTAATCTCTACTACCAGCTTTTGAACTTCAAGGATTTCTTCTTCGGAATAGAGCATCGCGGCTTGTGCAAGTGGCACATCCACCAATACGCCTCGATCATTAATGCGCTCATTAACCCAATAGTCGAGTTGTTCCTCGCTAGATAGCGGGCGCATCGCCCCGCTAATATTCCGCATAACCCTGACGTCTTGTTCGCAGTATTCGACCATTTCTTTCATAAGTATGGGATCGTCATTGAACTTGCCGTCAGGTTGCGGAATACATAAAGCTCTTACTAATTGTGAACCTCTAAAATCTTTTCGCATAGACGCCCCTGCGAAACGCCCTACATCTTCAAGAGAGCCGGGCGCGCAATTAGCCCTAGCCTGAGTAGCGGTGCAATAGAATTGCTCTAAATCAAAATTGATTTGCAATACATACCAAAAGATCAGCCGTTCAAAGGCGGCATTGTGAGCATAGATCATTCCCTTGTGATTGCGTACTGCATCAGGAAAGGGTTGGTCAGGAGTCCACGTTACAACATCAGCATCACCAAACGCATAAGACATACACAACACTTCGGTTGAACTATCTTGCGCGTAGTTATACACGCCACGCGTTAACAGATTGCAACGGGACTTTGTTTCAAAATCGCACCACAAAATACTCATTTGTTTCCCCACCTAGTGTTGCGACCTTTATTTAAAGCATTAACTCTTTCAACAGTCATCCAAGTTCCATGAGATACCGCATCTAAAATATTTTCAGTCCTAGTTCCCCATTTAAGATTTTCTAACCTGTTATCGGCTGGATTTCCGTTTAAATGACGACATTCATGGCGTTTAGGCGCACCCCCAACAAAAGTTGATAGAACTAACGTGTGAACACAAATTGAATTTCCTCTTCCAAAAGCCACAGATAAATGACCGCTGGACATACGACCCGGTTTAAGAAGTTTGCCTTCTTTATTTTTTACAAAAGATTTTACGTTACCAAAACTACTAACTTGATATTTACCTTCATACCCTGGCACATCTTTCCAAATTTCTTTCATACAAACTCCAAGCAAAAAGCCCTAAACTGCAATCTCGTCCTTTGGATCGGACGTTGGCGGACTCGATAGGTTCGAGCAGATTGCAGATTAGGGCTTACCTATATTGCGCCGCCAAGCACATAGCTCATTATATCACTTACCCTGTTGATGTTTACGCCCAGACCCTTTTTTGGTACTAGATCCGTTCTTGGTATGGTGAATCTTTGCACTCTTAGCCCCAAGCCCGGGGAATATATTTCTAATGTTTACCTGCGCGGCTTTAACCATCTCCATTTTTACTTGAGCTATTGCTTTACGAGCATCAGGAGATAAAACTATTTGATCTTTGTGATTCATATTATTCCTCTAGTAAATTAGGTGGGGTCAGTAAGTCTTTTTAGTCTTTCCACTTCGTGTAATCAAGCTGAATAGTGTCGAACTAACCCCATATTACTTAAACTGCTCTACGGCGGCGCGTTGGCGCTACTGCTTCTACTTCGTCAACCATTGGTGGCTCATCAAGCTCCAACTCAGGTGCTTTAGCTTCTTCAGCGTTCATATCTAACCAATCAGTTACAGTAAAGATAGGTGTATAGATACGACCATAAGATTTATGGGAATAGTGTTCTGATCCCAAGCTCACAATAGCTACAGGCTTAGTAGGGTCTGCATCAATTTGAGTCGCAATTAAAGCGCCTAAAGTTTGAACGGCACGTTTACCACCAACAGAAGTTGTAGTAAAGCGCGCTTCTAGCCCTTCCTCTTCACCTGATATACATTTTATAGATAAGCCGACTTGTGTTTCCCAACCGCGTTTAGCTCCGGCTGGGGCTACATCTAGCTCAGGCAATGGTTGGCTAATGCCTACCATTTTTTCACCTAAAGGCTCACCATCACCCCATGCAATAAAACCATGAATAAAGCTGAAAGG